CGTAAACATTGTCACCCTTATAGTGAGTTTTTGGGAAATACGACGAAAAGGATCTTTAACCCGAAATAAGCTCCACACAACGAGCAATATACGGGGTGCAGGGGCGCCTGCACTCGCCATTTTAAACTCAACCGCACCTGTCAAAAACCACAGGTGTGGGAGAACATCCTACCGCTTCTTACGAAACGCCTTCGCGAGAACGTCATCCTGCGCTTGGCGCTGTCTATCATTCTTCAACCTCTTTTTATCCTTCGCGACTCGCCTAGACTCGGCAACGGCATCATACGCCATCATCACGGCTGCTGCTTTAGGGTTAACCTTAGCAAGCGTACGCGCCTTTGTGAGCGCAATATCACTTGCAATAGGTAGAGCGACTTTGGCCGCCTTCTTAACACCTCCAGCGACAATCGAGACTGCGTTTTTAAACCAATCGCCAGCCTTATTGTCACGAACCTGGCACCCAACGGGCGCCTTCGAAAACATCTCGCTCAAAATTCTTAAACAAACCTCATCGGCTGGTGGACTTGGTCTTGCCAAGACCACCAGATCAGGTTGACTTTTAGTGGGAGCGCGCTCGATTAAAAATCGCGCCACCACAGTAAATGTCTGATTGGGATTAAGCCCGCCGAAATAAGCTCCACTTGTATGAAATTGACTGAAACTTTGACCTTGAACTGAAACTCCTTCTGTAGTACCCGGAAATGAATTTTGTACAAATTGAGAGATGCCGCGCGTGTACGGTGGTACAGGCGTGGCAGCTTCAACCGGGCTCATATTGGAATTAAAATTGCCTGGTTCCAGATCATCGCCATTGGGTAGGCAAACTTGACTGGTAGATTGTGTGAAAGGCAATTCAGGGTCGTAGGGAACACATACGATGTAAGCACCGTGTTTCGCCGCCGAGAGAGTTGAACTCGGTATATTGATAGCGTCGTCCATCGAAACTGGTGGGCCTCGAGTGTTTACAAAAGGGATTGTATTTGCAATCCATTCACGGAAATTAGTTCCGTCAGGTGTATAAAACGAGACTCTGTTCTCTGTGACGCGCGCATCAGGTTGTCGAAACATCACGCAATCCCCCGCTTGATATAGAGGGGCACTAGTATCATGAACTTCGAAAGCCATGGCGATTATCCGGTGCAAACCGGCAGTGTATTTATCTGGGTACGTAAATGAGGCGTCTTCGGTGCTAGGACTTAGGCCATAATATGTTACGCTTGAATCTTGGTAACTAGCAGCATTGGGATAAAACTGAACCCCATCGTTGCCAACGGCTATTGTCACTGCACCTACTGCGCCTAAACGCCCATGTGTGTGAAAATCTGCATAAACACAGTCAGCGTATTGGTCGTAAACGAACGCTCCGGAGCCCGTGGCAGCAGACATTGTCTGATTGAAAGGAAGATTGAAAACGCCAAAACCCCAAGGAGTGGTGCCCGGCGCCTTTACTTTAAACAACTTTTGTACCATTTGTGTGATTGTACGATCCGTGCGGAAATCTGGTTTTCCATTTATATCAAAAGACTCGTCATGAAACAAGTCGGATACTGCTATAACATAATTCTCCCCGGCCGGTGTCAACCCAGCTTTACGCAGGGTGCTAAGATCTCTCTCAGCAGAGACTACGGTCTCGTTGCGCACTTGGTGCGCTGGTGCCGTCGTGTCGGTGGGTGCTGTCCAAACAGTTCCTTCCATAAATTTCAAAAGCAGGGGCGTGCCCGCTGAATGGATCAATTCCACCGATTGCACGCCCAATGTCGGCAGAAAATCTTATTCTTACACATTGGTAAATCTTTTCTTTCTCTTCTTCATTATTATATTTTGTTTCGTTCTCCAACGCCAGAAGAAGATCGGCATTGGGTTTATTTTGGGTAAGAAAACGTAAAAGGGTTTTGGGCCAGGAAGTTAAAGCCGTCTTCCAAGACCCATCATAAAAGAATCTATGTGAACAAAATTCGAAATCTCTTTCTTTATTTGTCTTAATGTCTCGTAACACCAAGTTGATCTCCGCGTATTTTTGTTGCAAATCTTGCAAGCACCCATCTAAGTGCCACTCTATGGTATCATCTCCCACGCATTTAGCCTCGACCGCACCGGCGTAAAACGCCGCCAGGGCCCGGGCAATTGCATTAAAGAGCGTCGTTGGGTATGCCCCACTCGGCATCAACCCAGCCACGATGGACATCAGCAATGATCCATCTGGCCCAACAAAGACCGCATTTGTCATATTAACCAACCAGTTGTAAGCTATGTTGGTATACAGCCTTTTCTGCTCTTCAGTGCCTCTCATCTTAGAAAGCACAATCTGCAACGCCTCTTTCAGCCAATCGTGACTCTGACTACGGTCCCATCCGCTTACATCGCTGTAAAAGCTGGACACACCGAATTTTTTATCAAGCCGTTGAATTTCCTCTCCGAAAACTTCGGCATGACTCTCGTCAAATCCGATCCCAATAGTAGCAACACAATAGGGGAAAATTTGCTTTACTTCATCAATGATGCCACCCCACATTACGCGATCAAGCACTTGATTGTGCATGCCAGTAGCAAAGACCATTCGATAGGCCCCAATACTAGCTTTACGCTCTGGGTTTGGTTCATCTTTTTCAAAAGGTGCCACGGGAAACTGTTGTCCTAGAACCAATCTTTCGAAAGGATCTTTTTCGGTTTTACACAACTGAATCCGTAGCAACTCGCAACACTCTTCATGAAACGCATGATAATTTTCTCTTAACACTTGTTCTGTATTTGCGCCCCACAAGCCAGCCGGATAGCCAGCCCCAGAATCGGGTCGCAAACTTTCGATCGCCCAAGTCACCGCATTTGCAATTTGCGCGGGGCTGGAACCTTTCAGAACCGGCTCCCAGTACGGAAGTCTGTGTGCGACTTTCTGTTTAGCTTTTTCCAGTCGCTCACAATCCTTTGGGACAATCATTC